AGAGGAACGGATGAGCTGCGAACGCTGCAACCTCGAAGGCAGCATCTGGCTGCTCGCCGGTGATCTTCTTGTAGACGGCATTGTCAAGCACGAGGGCGACGACGAGAGCTGGATGCTCAAGCGCGAAGAGCTTGCAACGGAGCTGCTCGACGAGCAGGCAGACAAGCCGGAGCACGACGAACACTGTCGGATGAGGACGCCATGATCACACCCCCCATCGCCCGCAAGCTCTTCGAGCAGCACGAAGAGTACTGGAACGACAAGCGGCCGGAGATGCGGCGGCTGCGCAATGCCTACCTCATGCGGTACTGGCAGCGCAGCATTGCCTACGACGACAGCCTTCTCATCGAGACCAGCCGCGCCTACGAGCTGATCGAGAGCTACATCGCCAGCCTGTTCGTGCGGGACCCTGCGGTTGTGGTGAAGCCGGACCTGCGCGGCCGAGGCGACCCGCTGCTGACCGAAGAGGTCGCGAACCACTGGCTCATGACGGCGCGTCGGCAGATCGAGGACGCGCTGCGGCTGTCCCTCATCTACCCCTGGGCAGGCATGAAGCTGTCGGCGACCGACACGCGCGATCCGCTGCGTCGCGTCGAGGTCACGCCCATCGGCCCCTGGGATGTGGTGGTTGATGATGCAGCTTCGAGCTGGTCTACGCAGCGCTTCGTCGGCCATCGGTACTACGTCCCGATCGACGTGGCCAAGGAGAAGTACGGCAACAAGAAGTACAGCAAGCGCACCTTCTCGCGGTACATCGACTACCAAGACGAGGACGAGCAGATCGGAGCGTACCGTCGGGACGAGGATCCGATCACCAAGGACATCACCGACTACATCCTCGTTGTCGAGTTCTACGACCTCGTCGACGACAAGCTGGTTGTGTGGTCACCCGACTACGCCGAGGGCCGCAAGTTCTTGTACGACGGCATCGAGCTTGCCGTCGGGAGCGATGACTCGGAAGAGCCAGAGCTGGAGAAGTTCGACGGCATCCCGTTCCGCACACAGTCCGACCGGCCCATTGTGCCCATTGTACCGCTGTTCATGTCACGCGAGCCCGACGAGCCGCTGCGGGGGTACAGCGCCCTGCGCCGTGTGTACGATCAGGTCGTCGAGGTCAACACCATCCGCACGTTCCAGGCCAACGGCATCCGCCGGGCAGCTCGGCAGTGGGTTGTGGCGAAAGGCACCCTCGACGAGGAGGCCATGTCCAAGATTGCCCAAGGGCAGGACGGCGAGTTCATCGAGGTCGAGCTGACCGAAGGTCAGAACCTGCAGGCTTCGTTCATGCCGGTGCCCCACAGCCCGGTGCCTGCAGAGCTGCAGGTGTACGAGCAGCAGGTCGAGGACGACTTCGGTCGCGGCAGCATCCTCGCTCCGTTCACCCGCGGCGAAGCCACCAAGGCCACCGCCACGGAGATCACGGCCCTCGCTGCGTATTCGTCGAGCGAGGTCGGGAGGATGGCGCGCGAGCGCGATGCAGCGATTGCAGCCATCGCCGAGGCCTACGTCGTCATGCTCGCCACACTCATGGGCGAGGAGCCAGTTGTTGTCCGGCTTGCGGGCGGCGCACAAGCTCTGACCCCGGACGACCTGACGGGCGACTTCGGGTTCTTTGCTGTGGACAGCGGATCGACGCCGATGTCCGAGGCGGTTGCCAAGCAGGAGCTGATGACGCTCGTGCCCGTGCTGCAGGCACTCGGNGTCGCNAACGAGACGATCCTNAAGAACCTCGTCAGGGTCTACGGTCTCACCGAGGAGTTCCTGCCCAAGGAGCCNCCNGCCGTGCCGAACACGCCGCAGATGCCGCCCGGTGCTGCGGGCACCGCACCCGACATGCTGCCCGGTGCGGGCGTTGCGCCCGGGGAGCTACCAGCTCCAGGGCAGGTCAAGGCCATGCTGCCTGACGGAGGAGTTGTCTGATGCCGCTGTACGAGTACATCTGCATGTGCGGTCAGCAGTACGAGCGGCTTCGCCGCATCGACAGCCGCTCGATCCCCGTCGACTGCGTCTGCGGTCGCAAGGCCCTCGTCGTGCCGTCCATGCCTGCGCGCACCTCCTACCAGTGGGGCGACACGAAGTGGGACGGTCGACGTGACCGNGCGCTCAACATGACGTTCCGCGACAAGAAGCACCGTGACGCTGTCATGAAGAAGCGCGGNCTCCGCGAGCTGGAAGACGGCGAGGTCGAGGCCGAGCAGCGCCGCGTNTCGCGCGAGCACGAGCAGCACGAGAAGAACATCAAGACCTACGCAACCGCGCTCAAGGAAACCGGCAGCAGCGAAGCTGCCATGGCGCGGACGTTCCCGAACCCAGAGGTGTGACATGGAAGAGATGGACGACATGGCGGCAATGGACGCGATGGGCGCAATGGCAGGCGAAGAGGACGCCATGATCGAGGGCATGATCGCCGACATGCAGGGCATGGGCGAAGACATGCAGGGCATGGTCGACATGGAGCTGCCCACCATTCGCGGTCAGTTCTCGCAGACTGCGATGAACGCACTGGTCGACGCCACCAACATGGCGCTGGAGGCTGCGGGCTTCGAGGGCGACTACCCGGAGTTCGGTGACGATGTCGTCGAGTTTCCCGCCGAGTTCGTGCGCGTGCTCGCCATGTTCGCCGATGCTGCTGTCGAGACTGGTGCAGGCATCGAGCTTGAGATGGACCTCATCGAGGACGACCGTGACGTTGCTGCCCTCGCATCGAAGGTGCGACAGCTGGCGGAGAGCGATGCGTTCGCCAAGGGAATGGCCGAGCCCATCGAGGCTGAGGTCGCAATGCAGGCACCGCCCATGGGGGGCATGCCTTCTGAAGAAGCACTCATGATGGAGCGCATGTGATGGAAGAGCAGACTGCAGCACCCGCACCGGCGGACACGGCTGCACCCGCAGAGACAGCATCCCCCGCACCCCAGGCCGACGAGGTCGCAGCCGCCATGCCCGAAGGGGCAGGCGACCGCACGCCTACGCCCAACAAGTACAAGCAGGAAGTCGAGAACGTACTTGTAGCCTACGAAAAGAAGCAGGCTCGACTTGCACAAGAGCGTGCCGCCCGGGAGGCCCAGGCTGTTGCACCGGAGCCCCAAGGCCTGCTCGAAGGCGAGTCCTGGGACAGTGTCTACGCAGAGCAGCCCGAACCTGTGCAGCGCGCCATGGCGGAGATGCGCAAGGCCTTCACGCGCAAGACCCAGGAGCTTGCAGCCGAGCGCCGCAAGCTCGAAGCACAGAACCAAGCGCTCATGCAGAGCGGGCTGATGGACGAGCTGAACGCGCAGGCGGGCTCGATGCCAGAGGACTTCGACCCGTTCAACCCTGAGCACATCAAGCAGGTCATCGAGTCCAAGGTTGCTGCACGCCTCAAGGATGTGCTGGAGCCGTTGCACAAGCAGAACCAGCAGTCCGAGGCCAAGGCCCGGTACGAGTCTTTCAAGGAGCAGCACCCCGATCTGCTGCAGAACGACAGCGTCAAGAAGGGTGTCTACGACGCGCTTCAGAAGGACCCCAGCCTCAAGCTCGAACAGGCGTACTGGATGGTGAAGGGTCGCATGGCCGACGCTGCACAGCAGAAGGCCTCCAGTCGGGCAGCACTCCAACGCCGCGCAGCACAGCGTGCAGCTCTCGTGACCGACCGCGGCTCTCGTCCGGGCAAGCCTGTGCTCAGTCCAGACCTCAAGGATGCCAGTGCTTTCGAGATCTATCAGGCCTTGAAGGCGCAGCGAAAGTAGGGTAGCGTTTCCCCACAGGTCGGACCCGCAAGGACACGCCGACCCCCGGCCCCCGGTTGTGGACACGCCGCTTCCCCTCGAACCTCTTGGAGAATCCAATGCCGACCACGACCGGCGTCCAGAATGACATTCTGGCCAGTACCCTTCGCATCCTGCGCGACAAGGAAGTGGACAACACGTTCCGCATCATCCCCCTCGTCGACGCAGTCAACACCCTCGGAAACGTCGAAGACGTTGACGGTGGCTCGTACATCGACAGCCCCGTCATCCTGACCGACCACTCCACCATCACCCAGCT